TTGGCGATTGCGATTGCGCTGACCGTTGGCACCGCCTTAGCTTGATTGAACATACACACCCCACCGCCTAGAATAGCCCCAAATAATCAACCGGGCTAAACCACTATGGCGATTTGGGACCGGCTCCCGCTATTCAAGCCACAAGTTAAAATTGTCGAGAGAAAGTCCCTTGTCGCGTATCCGGTTCCGGTGCAACAGGGTTCTTTTTTCGACTACGTTGTTAGCGGCTCAGGGCCGCTGACCGCGCGTCAGGCTATGCGGTTTTATCGAAGCGGCAGCGCGGTTGCGATTGCAGTTGACACGATTGCCGATGAAATCGAAATGATTTCGCCCGTCATCCGCACAAATGACGGTAAGCTGATTTCTGATCATCCGTTGCTAGACCTGTTGCGCCGCCCCAATGGCGCGGAGAACTATTCCGAGTTCATCGGACAGCTTTCGCGTAATTGGCTTCTTACGCATGACGCCCCGCTGTTTGCCGCCGGTCCGGTAAATCGTCCGCCTGCGGAGGTTTGGCCGATCAAGCCCGGCGATCTCAACATTGCATCGACCAATTTTGGCGACCAATACCCGCGCCGGTACAGCGTCAGTCAAGGCGTTGCGCGCGGGTCATACGCGCGCGAGGAAACCGCGCGGCTCGGATGGCGCTACTACGATGGTGATATGAAAGAGCTATTCCACATTCGCGGGTTTTCCAGCCGGGAAACAAACGACTTCGCGGATAGTCCACTTGAGGCCGCAGCGCTTGAAGCTCGCCAGCAGATTTTGGGACGGTATCACAATCTGCGTTTGCTCGAAAATGGCGCACGCCCGACGCTAGTTGCGGTGTTCAAGGACGAAGTGTCAACGGAGGAGCTTGAACAGCGCAGGCAGTCGCTGGCGGAACAGGCTGGCGGGGCGCATAACGCCGGCAACATCATGACGATTGCGTCGGAGGATGTTGAGCTTAAGGAATTTTCGATCAATAACCGCGACATGGATTTCGCCAATCTGGACCGCGCTGCGCAACAGGCGATTTTCCTTCGGTACAAGATACCGCTGCCGCTCGTAAGTATGGACGCCAGCACGTTCAACAATATGGAGCAAGCGGTTTATCACCTGTATGACCGAGCCGTGTTGCCGAATTTCCAGAAGTTGATGAACGGCATAAGCCGCATGATGTTTCCGCGTTACAACATTGATCCGGCCACGTCGCAACTGACATACAACCCGGAAAGCATTCCCGCGTTGCAGGAGCGTCGCCTTGATGAGCTTAAGAAGCGCCGCGACGTGAACATTGAAACCGTGAACGAGCTTCGCCAGTTGCTTCCGAACCGCGAGCCGCTTGAAGGTGGCGACGTGTTTTACCAGAACGCAACGCTAGTTCCGGCGGGAAGCGATCTGTTCACGGACGATGGAGACGATGCGCGGCGCAGCATTGTTGATGACGAATGATTGGAACATGCGCAATTCACGGTATCGCGCACAAGCGCAATTCCCATGTTGCGCTAGCGGAACTTGACAGAAAGCTGCGTCTCGAAAATCAGTTCAAGCGCGAAATACGGTCTATTTTTCGGCGCATGGCGTCCGACTTTCGCATATCCGTTGCCGGTAGCGGTCGCCCTCCGGACGCGGAGCGGTATGAGCCGCAATGGAAAACCGCGTTGCAAGTGCAATACGAGCGTGTGCATCGCGCGTTCAAAGGTGAGGTGGCAACGCAGAACGGTCGCAAGTCAATCCAGTATTGGACCGGCAAGCAAAGCGAGGCTGAGGATCTGGAGGCGCTCGCGCTCATGCGTTGGCGCGACGACGTTTCGCAGCGTCAGGCCGATTTGATAACAGAAACCAATGACGCGGAAATGCAGCGCGCTATTGATGACGCGCGCAACTCACTACAGGCGGACGGCGAAAGCATCAACTCGCGCAACATCGCAGCAGCCGCAATGGCAATTCTGGCAACGCGGTTTGTTGGCCGAACAAATCTTATTGCGCAGGCAGAAACGCAAGCCGCCGCCGAGGCCACAAAGCAAATAGAGGCTGAGATTATCGCCGGAACAACGCCGTTTCCGTTGCGCGGTTTTGAACCCGGCCCCGTGTTTCTTGACGACGCGCCGCAACAGCGTGAGGTGATAAAGATTTGGGACACGGTTGGCGACAACCGGGTTAGGCCAAGTCATGTAGCGGTTGGTGGCACGGCAATAAAAACTAACGATGTTTTTGTCTTGAATACGGGGTCTAGACTACGTTTTCCGGGTGATACGCTTCTAGGCGCAAGCATTGCGGACCTAGCTAATTGCAGATGCAGTGCCAGATATCAAGAGGGTACACCAACCGCTACACCAACGCAGACCAACACTCCGCGTACAGACGATCATCAAAATACGGGACCGGTCGGGAGGAGGCCTGATGAAAGCCTCTCACCACAAAAAAGACCTGGTGGTTTGCCGGAAAAAACTCAGGATGTTCGTAAGGTTGAAAGCCCTCAAAAATTTGAGACATCAGAAAAGGTAACCCCGAAAGACTTCACGCTTGAGCGGAAACTTACCGCAAAAGAAAAGCAGTACGCGGAATGGTATACTGGTGACGGGTTTCACGAGCTTAACGATTATCTGAGAAACCCAACTAGGTATCTAGACAAGTCGAAGTCTCTGAATGTTTTTGCTGAGAATTTGGATGGGGCTATATCCAAGGTTAAAACAAACAGAGACATTACCCTTTTTAGGGGTGTGAACAACAAGGAGTTTAGGGACGCTGTGCGGCGCGGAGGCGTTGATGTTCTTGAGGCCCATTCGTTTCAGTCAACATCAGCTAGTGTTGCTACAGCCGAAGCGTTCGGCGGAAAGTTCGGTACTCTAATAAGGATTAAGGTTCCGAAGGGGAGCAATGCCCTGCCGGTTTCTTCTGTGTCTAGAAACGCATCTGAGGCCGAAGTTCTTCTTCCTCGCGGCGGTAAGTACAAGATTATAAAATCCACAGAAGAAGAAATTGTTAAGGGTGTGAAAAGGACGGTTTTGGATGTCGAGTGGCAACCGTAGCGACAAGAAAAGATTTATCGAGCGCGTTAATGCGTCTAGCGATGAGGTTCTCTCGATGCTTTCTAGATACCCGGAAATACAGAAGCGGGTTATTGACGACGCCTTAAAAGAGAATTCTGAGGGCTAGCAATGGCTGACTATCGCGGCAAGGAAAACAGGACTAATGAAGGCAACAAGCAGATGACCATGAAAAAGATAGTCGTTCCTTTTGAAGTAAAGGAATTCAAAGAGGACGATGACGGCTTTATCACCTTTGAGGGCTACGCCTCGACATACGGCAATGTTGACCGTGGTGGCGATGTGGTTATGTCCGGTGCCTTCGATGATACCGTCAAAGAATATCAGGGCACGGAGAAACTGCCGATACTTTGGCAGCACAATCACGATATGCCGCTTGGTGTATTCACTGATATTTCAAGCGACAGCAAGGGGCTTTTTGTGCGCGGCAAGATGCCGCGCGATGACAGCTTTGTCAGTGGTCGTGTGCTGCCTCAAATGCGTGTCGGTTCTATTCGCAAGATGAGCATTGGTTATAGCACTGAGGATTTTGCTTGGGACGGCAACATCCGCCAACTTAAGCGCGTGAAGTTGTGGGAGGTTTCGCTTGTCACAATTCCGATGAATAACAGCGCGGATGTGACGGGCTTTAAGTCGGTTGGGGTGACCGACCTGCCGATTGCCGACAGGGACACGGCATGGGATGCCGACGCCGCTATTGATCGCGTCAAGGCTTGGGCCGACGCCAAAGACGAGCCGAACGAGAAGTTTGCTAGCGCGTTCTTTGGTTTCGACGCGGACAACGCGGACGAATTCAGCTCATACAAGATGCCGTACGCCGATGTTATCGACGGAAAATTGGTGGCAGTGCCGCGCGGTATCTTTGCCGCTGCGGCGTCTCTGGCCGGGTCTGTGGATAGATCATCGGTTCTCGCCAGCGTGGAGCGGTATTACGAGAAGATGGGCCTGGATAGTCCGTTCTCGGAGCAATCGTGTTTCAGGGTTGACAGCCTCGACGGTCTTACGGAACGTGAACTTGAAAAGTTGTTCAAGAAGGGTGTAAGGTTGCCCGGAGAGTGCGCTAGAGCACTCGTTTCGGCTCACAAATCTTTGATGCGGGATGCGGATAAGGTCAAGCGGGACGCGGTTAAAGAGCCGTCCGTAGACGATCTAATTCAGCGTATCAAAGGTTTGGGAAAACATGTCTGAAAACATCGAACTGAAAGACCTTCACAAGGCACTTGAAGAGGCGCAGTCGCGTTTCGACAAGATCGCCGAAGGCAAGGCGGACGCTACCGATGTAGCCGCCGCGACGAAGGCGGTTGAAGACGCCGCCAACAAGATCGAGGAAATTAACGCCGCGCGCGCCGAAGAGAAGGCCGCGCTCGATACGGAACGCAAGGAATTTGCGGAGCGTGTTGCGTTCCTTGAGGGCAAGGTTGCTCGCGCCGCCGGTGAGGGCGACGGCGAGCTTGACGATCCGGAATACAAGAAAGCCGTCAACCTCTATCTTCGCAAGGGTGTACACCCGGGCGATGAAGTCGTTTCGCGCGTTTATGATGCCTTCGCAGAAAAGGCCGTTGTTTCTGGCGATGAACGCGAAATCGAGATGGCGAAGAAAGACCTCGTTGCTGGCTCCGGCCCGGACGGCGGTTACTTCCTGACTTCGGATCGTGGCGGCATCATCGAGGGCCGTATCTTTGATACCTCGCCTGTGCGACAGCTTGCCAACGTGGTGAGCACGTCCAGCGACGTTTTCGAGCTTATCCTTGACGATCAGGAAGCCGATAGCGGTTGGGTTGGAGAAGTGCAGTCGCGTCCCGACACGAATACGCCCGAAGTTGGCGTTATCAAAATCCCGGTTCACGAGCTTTATGCGCAGCCCCGTGCTACGCAGAAAATGCTTGACGATGCGGGCTTTGATATCGAGGGCTGGCTTGCTCGCAAGGTTTCCAGCCGTATCGGTCGCGACGAAAACACGGCCTTTGTGACCGGCGACGGTGCGCAGAAGCCGAAGGGCTTTCTGTCCTACGCGGCTTGGGTTGTTGCCGGCACGTATCAGCGCAATGCGGTCGAGCAGATCGAAACTGCGACGGCGTCGGTTCTTTCTGCCGATGACCTTATCGGCATCCAGAATGCTCTTCTCGAAGAGTATCAGGCAAACGCCTCTTGGGGTATGCGCCGAGCGACCTTTACCAAGGTTGTGCAGCTTAAGGACACGGAAGGTCAGTACCTTCTCAATCCGCGCGTGCTTATGGAAGGCTCGACCAAGATGCTTCTTGGCGCGGACGTTGCGTTCATGTCCGACATGCCCGCGTTCGCGGATAGCGCTCTCGCTATCGCGATTGCCGACTGGTCCGAGTTCTACACGGTTGTCGATAGGTTCGGCATCCGCGTTCTGCGCGACCCCTACACGGCCAAGCCGTATGTCAAGTACTACACGACGAAGCGTGTCGGCGGTGCTGTGACCAACTACGAAGCCGGTAAAATCCTCAAGATCAAAGCCGCGTAAGGAGATTTTAACATGGCTGTAAGAGAACAGGTCACTCAGGGTAACCTCATTGTCGCTCGTGTTCCGGCGTCCATCGCCACGAACACGACCACGGCAACGCAGATTATCGACACGAAAGATGCCGATCTCGGAGTGTCGTTTTTCCTCTACGCTACGGCGTACACGGACGGTACTTACAAGCTGATCGTGCATGAGGGCGATGCTTCCAACCTTTCTGACGCCGCTCTTGTGGGCGTTGAGAAGCTGGTGCTTGTCGAGGGCAAAGATGCGTATACGAACGGTATTGCCGCCGCGACTGC